AGGAAGCTAGGAGTATTTTAGTCCATGAAATCCAACATGCAGTTCAAAATAAAGAGGGATGGAGTCCTGGCGCATCCCTTGAAAATATTCCCTATGATTCCAGGACCAAACAGCAATATGAACAGAAAGTAATGGATTTGAAGAGGAACAAAAATATTGACTTTACAGATAAAGATAACCTAAAGAATATTGATAGGCGCCTGAGAATTGAGCTCTATATGAAAACAGCAGGGGAAGCAGACGCAAGACTTGCGCAGGCTAGACAGTATTTCACACAAGAAGATCTCAGGGCTTTTGATCCTACCAATTTCTACGATATTCCTCTGAAGGAAATGCTAATAGGAAAGCCATAACATGAGCGAAACATCAGAAGTAGTTCTCTCTATCGAGGAGATCTATGCCAGGGGGCGTGTAGATATAAATTTCTTTGCGTCCCTCTGTATCCCAGAGGTCTGTGTGTATGAACTCCCAGTTTTTTACCTGGGATGTTTTCAGCTCCTGATGCAAAGAAATCCAGGACAGATAGGAAAACTTCTGCGTTTCGCTTTGGGTCTTCCTCGGGGCCATGCAAAAACAACATTCATCAAGGTTTTAATCTGTTGGATGATTGTCTATGACGAGGCCCAATTTATTCTTATTGTCTGTGCAAATGCTGATCTGGCCCAACTTCTCCTAGCGGATATTCATGACATTCTTTCCAGTGATAACATAACAGCTGTTTATGGTGACTGGCTTGGCGGCCTTTCTATAAATAGTGCGGATACAAAGAAATCAAGATACCACAATAAGGCAGTTTCCATTGTAGCAAGGGGTTGGGAAGGTGGAATTCGTGGTATTAACTTGAAACATGCCCGGCCAGATGTTATCTTTTGCGATGACGTACAGACCAAAAAGAACAGTGAAAGCCTTACAGATTCTGCAAACCTTCTTTCCACACTTGTGGGAACCATTTTCAAGGCAGTTTCTCCTAGGGGTAATAGAATTATCATTTATGTTGGAAATATGTATTCCGACAACTGTGTCCTTGGCAAACTCAAAAAGAATCCTTATTGGATTTCCCTGGTTACTGGAGCAATTCTAGAAGATGGCCAACCTCTTTGGCCGGAGCTTTTTTCCTTAGAAGATCTCATGGAGGGTTATTACCATGATGAATCTCTTGGAATGAGCCATGTCTGGTTTGCGGAAGTAATGAATGATCCAACAAGTACCGCGCAGAACATATTCCCGCACGGACTTCCAGATTCTCCCTTTGAGGAATTCCAGCTTTCTAATCCCGACGGCGCATTTATTACAATTGATCCGGCCGGATTTAGAAAGAATAGTGATGATAATGTGATTTGCGTCCATCTTAAACTTGGCGAGAAGTCTGCAATTGTAGAGACAGCCAAGGGAATCATGGATCCAGAACAGCTTATCCTTAAAGCCTTAGCCTTGGCAGTAAAATGGAGATGTTCTCTAATTGGAGTCGAAGATACTGGTTATCAGATGACTCTTGGATTCTGGCTAATGAAATACATAGCCCAGTTCCAGATGCATGGCCTAGCAGTGGTGCCATTAAAACCACATGGAAGAAGTAAGGAATCAAGAATACGTCTCTTTATAGCAGAACTATACAATGAGAGTTATTATCTTCATGATCCACAGACTCGCAGGGACTTCACCTGGCAAGCTTCCACATACAAACTTGGGAAATCTGATAATAAAGATGACCTTTTGGATGCTTGTGCATATGGTTTGGATGTCCGAAACGAATACTGGCATATGATATCTCTCCTTGATTTTGGGCTGACTATAGACGGGGAATGCAAGGTTCTAACGAATAATACACCTTTCTGAGGAAAAACCATGCCACAAGTTTCAAAGCAGGTTCAACAGAACATCATCGAATATGCCAAATATATTCTCCAAGCTCATAAAGAGAATGAAGAATATTGGAACAAGATGGAAGCTATTGACACTGCATACGCTCTTTATAAGACAAACATTGACCCAATCACCGGAACTGTTCACGGAGAAGGAATTGATGCTGCTACTACTCCTGCTGGGGTTTTTAATAGCCCTTCTACCACTCCCCCTGTTATTGTTGCTCAAGTCGATAGTATGGTCGGATATCTTGCAGAAGTATTCCTGTCCGGCTCCCCCTTATTCCCTATCGTGTCTAGTCCAGCTAACAGAGACGATGCGGCAACATTGGAAGCTCTTTTTGACGATCACGCTAAGTTGGGTGGCTATCCTAGGCAGCTACTTATATTTATTCGCGACTGTGTTAAATACAATCTAGGCGCAGTAGAGACTGACTGGACTTCCATTCCGCAGTATTCTGTCATGGATGAACTCGTAGCAACTAGCGGAAAGAATAAAATAAACAAAAACGCCATGCATTACACCGAACTCACACGCATGGATCTTTATAATACAATCTGGGACAGAAATACGGCACCAGGAGATATTTCTGCAAAGGGGGATTTCGCTGGTCATATCTCCATTCTTTCCCGGCAAAAATTAAAAAGACTTCTCAATAAACTCTCCGATGAGTCAGAAGTCATGAACACGAAGGAAGCTCTCGATAGCTATATCACCGGAGAAGCTCCCAATTATAGGCAGCACCCACAGGTTTCTGATTATATTGGAAGTAGAAAACCGCTTTCTATGAACTGGGAAGCCTTCCTGACAGGCCAGGATGAAAATGGGGCAAAGAAGAACATTGTAGGAAATTACGAGCTAATCAAACTCTATGCTCGTCTTTGTCCTTCCGATATTGGAATTCCCGGACCAGCCAGAAATACCCCACAAATCTATCAATTCCAGATCATCAATGGTGAAATTCTCATCAGTGTGAAGAGGATCATTTCCGCTTTTGATTATCTCCCAATTCTTTTCTGCCAACCGTTTGAAGATGGGCTTGATTACCAAACCAAGTCAATTGCAGAAGGCTCTATTCCTATTCAGCAAGCAGCTTCTACTCTCTTCAATATAAGTTTCAATGCGGCCAGGCGTGCAGTTTCGGATAGGGCTTTATTTGATCCAAATGCAATCAATATCAAAGATGTGAATGCTCCAGTTCCTGCGCCGAAGATTCCTGTCAGGATGAATGGATTAAATGGGCGGCCGATTTCCGATGCCTATCATCCAATTCCTTTTGATCCAAGGGGAACAGAGGGAGCAATGCAATCTGGGATGCAAATTGTTTCTTTTGGGAAAGAGCTCTCTGGACTCAATAATCCAATGCAGGGACAATTCCAAAAAGGAAACAAGTCAGTTGTTGAATGGCGGGATACTATGGGAGGAGCAGATTCCAGACTTAGACTTCCTGCGCTGGCTATGGAATTTCAGTTCTTTGTCTTTCTGAAGGAAATTCTGAAATTCAATATCTTCCAGTATGGTGAGGATTCCGTGGTGATTTCCCAGCGTACCGGTGAAGAAATGCAAGTTAAAATTCAGCATTTGCGCCAGAAGGTTCTAGCATTCCAGGTTGCTGATGGTTACACACCAAAGAGTAAACTGGCAAGCACAGAGGGAATTATTCAGGTAATGACTATGATTAGCCAGAGTCCTATCTTGCAGCAGACTTATGGAATGATGCTCCCAAATATAGTCGCACATTTGGCGCAACTTATGGGAGTTAAGGGACTTTCCGAATATGCACCGCAAGCGACGCCCACGGCAACACAGCCTTCTCCTTTAGATAAGACACAGCAAGCGAATCCTGATTTTATTGGTAATATCCAAGAGAATGATTTAAGGCAGCAGGAAATTGCCGCTCGTGAACAGGGTCTTCAATTAAGGCAACAAGAATTAGGGGCACGTCAATGAGTCTTGCCAGTCAGATTTTACCGGATCATACATTAACTCCGGTACAAGTTGATCACTTAATCACAGTGTTCAATGATCCAACAGTTCGGGATTACCTAAAAGGTCTCGCAAGAGAATGCAGTAGAGACCTTTTGGAACTTCCCATTCTGTCAGAAACCCCAGAGTCAGTGCATAAAAAACACTTATTTGTCTCTGGTCAACTCCTTGTTTTATCAACGCTACTTTCAATCTCGAAGGAATAAAAATGGGCATTTTCGATTCTATCATGGGTAATAATAAACCGGCTCCCGCACCAGCTCCTGCACCAGCTGCGGCTGAAAAGCCTGTTGAGCCAGTTAATCCCCTTGACGTGTACAAGAATATGTTTGATACTAGTAAAAATGTAGCGGCAGAAGATGTTGCTCCTGCTTTCAAATTGGATGACAAAGTTCTTTCTGAAGTCTCAGGAAAGCTTCAATTTGCTAGTGGTGTTAATCCAGAGTTAATGCAGCGTGCTCAGGGCGGGGATGTTAATGCTCTTATTGAAATGATGAATGCAGTAGCACAAAATGCTTACAAAGCTGCAATCAGTCATGGAACAGCTCTTACTGATACCCACCTGAATTCGCGGGCCGAATATGAAAAGAAAACTCTAGGAAGCAAAGTAAAGGAACAGCTCATTTCGAGTCAATTGGCAGATGTACCTAATGCTAACCATCCTGTTGTCAAAGCAGAACTGGCTAGGATCGCAAGTATGTTGGCCAAACAAAATCCCGACGCATCCGCAGAACAAATCAAAACTGAAGCTGTTCGCTATCTTAAAGAGGTACAGGCAGCTATGAATCCAACTGACCAGTCACAACAAACCCAGAAAACTGCTGGAGAGATTGATGATTGGGAGGCATTTTTAACTAGTTAATAAAGGACATTACAATGGCTTTAATGGAAGGTATCTTTAACACAGTTCCCCGAACTGGGCATCCTACAGAACTGAACAAGAAGTCGCTCTGTGCAACTCTTATGCGGCTTATGCCTAATGGGGCTTCTCCCATTACTGGTCTTTCTGCAATGATGGGAACCACTACTGCTGTGGCTTCTACTCATGGTTATTTCAGTAAGACTGTGGAATTTGTTTCCACGACTGTTGCGTCTAACTATTTGGCAGCTGCTGCAACTATTACTCTGACTTCTGCCGCTGGTATTGGTGTGGATGATATTATCCATAACGTAACCACCCGTGAAAATATGCGCGTTACTGCTGTTGCCGGTAATGTTGTTACTGTCACAAAAGGTTTTGGTCGGGTTACTGATACTACTGGAACTGCCGCGGATAAGATTATCAAGGTCGGTTCTGCCAAGCCGGAAAATAGTGCTCGTCCTACAGCTCGTCAATTCCCGGTTACTTATGTTTCCAACTTTACGCAAATTTTCCGTAATGCTTGGGCCGTGACCGGAACTGCTAAAGCTTCTTTGCATGAGATTGGTTATTCCAATATTGCTGAAGGTAAATCGGACGCAGCTTTAATGCACCAGGCCGAGCAGGAAACTGCTTGTATTTGGGGCCAGGCCAAGATGGATACTTCTGGTGCCCAGCCAATTCATGCAACGCAAGGTATTATTGATGCTGTTCGTCAATATACTTCCAATGCAAACTACGTGACTGCTGGCGGAACTACTACTTTAACTCAATTTGTTACTTACGTAGCCAAAGCGTTCAAGTATTCTACCGATTTGAGCAATCCTCGTATGCGTTATGCTTTCGGTGATTCTAAAGCGATTGAAGTTGTTAATCAGATTGCTATCAAGAACGGTTCCGTTCAACTGATGCCGGAAACTACCAATTTCGGTATGGACTACCAATCCTTCACCTGCTATAAAGGAAAGCTGCGTCTTCTGGAACATGCTCTTCTGAATGGTTACGATGAAACTGCTGGCCGCCTGATTATTCTGGATATTCCTTCTATCAAGCTGGCCTATATGAATGGTCGTAATGCTAAGGTGGAAGAATACGGAGCTTCTGGCAATATCGTTGAAAATGGTACTGATGGTCAGGGCGGAAGTTATACTTCTGAAATGGCTCTGGAACTTCGCAATCCTTGGGGTTGTGTTGTCATTGAGGGTCTTACTGCTGGCGCTACCGGCTAATTTTATAATCCCACTATTCAACAGGTCCACTCCCGGCCTTTCCTGAATAGTGGGATTTTTTACATCTTTGTTGAGGAAAACAAACAATGCCACATACTGTTTTTACACGTGACGCAGGCGGGGGTATTTATTCCCGCAATGTCCCCGAGAATTTCATTG